TGCAAAGCAATTTCAACTTTTACTAAATAGTCCAGGAATTGGTGTAACTGTCACACAAAATAACTTGACTGTCGCTGACTCTGCGAAAATGGAAATAACATGCACGACTGGACCATGTAATGGATACTCTTACACAAAGAACTAAAAAAGTTTTACTCTCGCCTTGGTTGGCACTATTTACTTTTAGTATTCTTCTTTGGGTAAAACTATCAGACCCATACATGGTCGAATCCACGAGATTGAAGTTTTATGATTATTTGATGCTCGGTTCGCCGACGCAATCTGAACAAATTGTAACCGTCAATATCGGGGAGAAAGCAATTGAGAAATACGGACAGTGGCCTTTCCCGAGGGAAGTCCATGCTAAAATTGTTGGGGACATTTATGGCAGAGGGGCTGCTCTTGTTGGTAGCACTATACTTATGCCTGAGTCTGATCGGATGGGGACTGATCGAGTTCTTGCGGATACCCTAAATCAGTATCCAGTAGTCCTGAGTCAGACAACAATCGATTCATGTAAGGGGGTGCAGAATATTGCTCGGACTGGAGTTGCCGTAATCGGCGACGGACAACCGTCTGAATTTCTTCCTCAATACCCATGCGTTCTAAGTAATATCCCAGTTCTGCAAGAAGCAGCCGTCGGTGTTGGTATAACGTCGACTCTACCCGAGACTGACGGGGTTGTAAGGCGAGTTCCTCTTCTATCTCAATCAAAAGGCGAATATTACCCTGCATTTGCGATAGAGATGCTGCGTGTAGCTGCAGGAGACTCTTCGTATCAAGCAAAGATAAATCAGACTGGTGTTGAAGCATTACGTGTTCCTCAATTTGATACCATAAAAACAGATGAATATGGTCGTGTGTTCATTAATCCTAATTACCAATTTCAGTCATACGAAATTGGATCGGATCCTTTACCTGACCTGAGTGGTAAAATCGTCGTAGTTGGTGTAACTGCTGCTGGTATTGCGAATCCAGTAGCGACTCCCGCAGGTGCGCAACATCCCCACGTCCTTCAGGCGAGTATTCTTGAAACTCTGATAAATGGAGACTCTGCGTCGATTCCGCTTTGGGGTCAACTAGCAGATCTTGCTGCTTTTCTGGGTCTTGCGCTGGCATTGATCATTCTTTCTAGATTCAGATTCTCAATCATATTTATTGCAGTTCTGCTAGGTGGTTATTTCTATTTGCCAGTATATCTGTTTGCGTCTCAAGGCATTCTTCTGGATGTTACGTTTAACGTATTCGCGATTGCTCTAATCTATATTCATCTCTACACTGCCAAGTTCATCAGCGAGTATCTACAGAAGCAACAAATTAAGAAGCAGTTCGGCACTTACCTGTCACCAGATCTTGTTGCACAACTACAACGTCAACCAGAACTTCTGGCGCTTGGTGGTGATTCGAGAGAACTATCAATTATGTTCACCGACGTTCGAGGATTTACTACAATCTCTGAACACTACGGTGAAGACGTTCAAGGTCTCACTAAGATTATGAATCGTTACATGACAGTCATGACAAGAGCAATTCTTGAAAATAAAGGTACGCTAGACAAGTATATCGGTGATGCGCAGATGGCATTCTGGAATGCACCTTTGGATAATACACAACATGCACTGGACGCAGTTCGAACTTCCTTTCAGATGCTAAAAGATTTGGAGACTTTCAATGAAGACATTAAAGAAGAAGGCGTTCCACCTTTTGGAATGGGTCTTGGTATTAACACTGCCACTGTGGTTGTTGGTAATATGGGCAGTGATCAGCGTTTCGATTATACTTGCTTGGGTGATGGCGTTAATCTGGCTGCTCGTCTTGAGGGTCAATCCAAACCTTATGGAGTCAAACTCGTCGTCGGACCACAAACGGCTGAATCGGTGGGGGATGTATACCAAGTAGTAGAACTTGACCTGATTGCTGTTAAGGGTAAGACCAAACCAGTTTCAATCTATACAGTTCTGCCATTCTTTGAAGCAGCATCAGAGTTACAGCATAAGAAATTTATGGAACTTTATCGTCAAGGTGACTGGGAAGTTGCTAAAAAATACGCCAGCGATCTTAAAGGCTGCTGGCGTGGAGAGTTAAACAATTACTATGATATGATGCTCGAGCGCATGCGCGAGAAACCACCTACTAACTTTGACGGGGTTTATAGAGCCCTGACCAAGTAAGCAGTGGATTATCCTCACCGAAACGAAAAAACACAATAGGAGTTTCTGTTACTTCTTGTGTATTCAGTTCGGTTTCGACTCGGTCGAAATGTTGATCAAGTTCCTGATCGTGGATTGATGTGCTCATTGTTTTTCCAGTTCTATCTTATTTACTAATTTCCACATAATCTGTTCTATGATGTTTGCTTCTTCGTCCAGGTCTGCATCAAACAATGCATTCTGTAATGCGCCAACGCTACCATCGACCAATTCGTCGAAATATGGTGCATCTTTTTCAAAAATAGAAACGGTCATTAAAAACTTCTCCCAATTGTTGCTTGGCAATATCGCCGAAATAGATCTTCATAATCACCAGTCTTATAGACCCATGCATCATAAAGATTTTGAAGTTCAGGAACATCGCTACTTGACTTGCTAACGTAGTAACCTCGATCTTTCAGTTCCTCGATCAAATCTTCATCATCAAAATCGTCAAGATAAACGTCAACTTCTGTAGTAATACTAACCATTATGCTGCCATCCTTTTCTTATATTCGAGACGTCCTTCAAGGTATTCCTCGAATGATTTATAAGCGGGAACACCGTTCGCTTCGAGTTCGAAGTTTATTTGAGCGAACTCTTCAAGTTCGTATCCCCAACCATTCCACGGAATTCCGAGGAGTTCTAGGAGTTCTTCTTCACGACTCACAATATTGTCAATAACCATCACATTCTCCATTTCAATATAATCACTATACCCCGAAACAGGGGAAAAGTCAAGCCCCAAATTACATTCGGTAATATTTTTTTCGATAAAATTCAGCGATCTCAAGGTCGAAATTACGATGACGTTCCCAGAAGGTCATTTTCCGTTCAGCGATTTCAATTTCCTTTCCGGCTTGAATTTTTTCCCGAGGGTCAGACGAATTGTGAAAAATATGACGTAAAACAAAATGATTATAGGAATGATTCGCCCACGCACTATTCGGATTCATTCTATGAATAACGAATGGATCGAAATCGCTATTTTTCGCATTACCAGTTTCATAAAAAATATTCATTTTTTCTTCTCCTCAAACAAACCACCATTATACTAAAAACACGTTAATTTGTCAAGCCCCTATTTTTCATGTTTTATGGCTTGACAATTTCGTTCGAATAGGGTATAAAGGTATGTTGATCTAGGAGAACTTTTATGACTATGCACCTCATGTCTCATGCGTACACCACCACTAATACGAAGAAGCGCAAGACCACGAACAAGGGCGTAACTGCCAAGTATGCACAGGACTGGGTTGATTACAACAAGCAGATGAAACGGATTGGTTGTAAAACTAAGACCTTCGACGAGTATGTCCAATATCGCCACGGCAATTATAAACCCAAGTTGCGTGGTACACCCTTCCCCGATTACCAAGTGAGCGACCATCGTCAAAAGTATCCTTCTGGTGATGGTCTTGGCGTAACCTTTGCTCGCAAGGAGAATACATATACAGGTACGCTGATTAAGGGAATCGCAACTATGCATAAATCAAATGCAGTTCCCATCATGAATGATGAGCAAGCAATTGAAGTAGCAAGGATGCGGCGAGGTTGAATGTAAAACAAAAGTTAGATTCAGTAGGACATGGATTCTGCCCGCAGAAGTGGAGATGGTTAGCACTATATCTTCACTCTGGGCACAAGCACAGTTGTCATCATCCACCACCTCTGCATATTGCTCTAGAAGAGATCGCTAAAGATCCCGCAGCATTACATAACACCTCACACGAGAAGCAGCAACGCAAGACGATGTTGGAAGGTGGTAGACCAGATGAGTGCTCTTACTGCTGGAGTATTGAGGACATCAATAAAGTCAGCGATCGTTTCATTAAAAATGCTGTTGGTCCTAATAACCTATTTGATCTCGATGAAGAGATAGAAATTCTTAGGAATACTCCATGGGCTGAAAATGTTAATCCATACAATATGGAAGTCAGTTTTAGTAATGCGTGTAACTTCAAGTGTGGTTACTGTTGCCCATCATTCTCTTCTCTCTGGGAAGATGATATTAAACAGAACGGAGATTATGATTTAAATTATAATCCATATGAATTGCGAAATAAGATTTACTCTGAGAAAGAATATAATCCCTACGTTGAGGCATTCTGGAAATGGTGGCCTAATTTAAAAAATGACTTAAAGGTCTTTCGCATAACTGGTGGCGAACCATTAATGACTGCCAATACTTTCAAATTGCTTGATATGCTAAGAGAGGATGGCAACCCAGAGTTATTGCTTCAGATCAATACTAATCTTGGAGTCACGAATCGTAAGGTCTTGGATTTTTGTTCGCGAGCACAAGAATTGATCGAGAAGAAACATGTCAAAAATATTAGAGTCTTTACCAGTTTAGAATGCACAGGTAAACAGGCAGAATACATTCGTCGTGGTATTAACTACGAATTGTTTCTGCAAAATATTAATACTGTATTAGAAACCGTACCTACTGCATATCTAAGTTTCATGACAACGTATAATGTATTAACTGTTCCATATTTCAAAGATTTTTTGCAGTTAATTGTAGAACTTCGTGAAAAATGGGGAGAACGAATACTCATTGATATTCCTCACCTCAAAGAACCTCCTTACTGGACAATGAACATTCTACCTAAAGAATTTGGTAGATATATAGACAGTGATGTTGAATACATGAAGCAAAATGGATTTCGTGATTTCGAGATTAAAAAGATGGAACGAATACAAGAATATTTCTATAATGATGCGCATAATATAACAGAAGAATATAGATTAAGTGCTAGAAAAGATTTTGCTAAATTCTTTCCGGAATATGATCGCAGAAATAAAAGTAATTTAATTGACATTTTTCCTGAGTTTGCTGAATTTTTAGAATGGTGTAAGGAATTATAAGACATGGTTAATTTTGATATTGTAATGAATTGGATGGAATACATCCGCAATAATCCAGAGAATGCGTATAGATTCTCGGAGAACTTCTGGCCAAGTCAAATCGAGAGCAAGAAATGGTTACTTGAACACATATCTCATACTGATAAATCTATTGTAATTTTCGGTGGATGGTATGGAGTTCTTGCACAGTTTATTGCGCATAAGTTTCCTGATGTTCAAATTGTAACTACTGATGTGGACCATGGTTGTAAAAAAGTATTCGATGCTATCGATGGTTATTATCAAGATATCCGTTTTCGGCAACATGACATGCAAAAAGGCATGCCAATCAATTTACATCCCGATCTCGTGATCAACACTAGCAGCGAACATATAACACAAGAAGTTTATGATGCGTGGTGGAACTCTATTCCCAGGGGGACTAAATACATCGTCCAAGGAAATAATCTAGAAAATCATGAGCATGTTCGATCTGCCAGTAATCTAGAGGAATTCTTACAAATCAACAGATTTAACGAACCAGAATACGCTGGTATGTTGAAGTGCGGGCATTTCTATAGATACATGGCAGTTGGTTATAAATGAGCAATGAATATCATGATGTGACAGAAAAGATGAAAGAGCGACTGAAGTCTGCTAGTTCGTCGATGTGTCTTGCAAAATGGAATATGGTCAGTATGCACTTGACCAATGGCAAGACGCACAGTTGCTATCATCCTCCTACTCATGACATTCCGCTAGAGGGTCTTTCTGAAAATCCAGGATTGCTCCACAATACTCCTCAGAAAATCGAAGAACGTGCTATGATGCGCAAGGGCGAGCGACCAAAGGGTTGTTCGTATTGTTGGCGTATTGAAGATGCAGGTCATACGAGCGATCGACACTATCGCAGCAGCGAATGGTGGAACTCTCCTGATTTCGAAAAGATTACTCTTGGAGATTCTCAACTTGATGCTTCGTGGACTCCCGCATACGTGGAAGTAAATTTCAATCAGGCATGCAATTTTAAATGTTTGTATTGTAGTCCACATCTAAGTTCTGCTTGGGAAGAAGAAATCGTAAAGCATGGACCGATTCAGATAACTGACGCAAGACATAACGACATTGATGCACTCGCTCGTATGAATCTGATGCCTAGGAAGGTTGCGAACCGAGAAAATCCCTACGTTGAGGCATTCTGGAAATGGTGGCCTGACCTGTATAAGAATCTAAAGATTTTCCGAATGACAGGCGGCGAACCTCTAATTGATCATAATACGTGGAAAGTTCTAGACTATGTCGACGAACATCCCAACTCTCTGCTCGAGGTAAGTATAACCAGCAATCTATGTCCCCCGAAACCTGACATTTTTGATAAGTTTATTTCGAAGGTCCAGAAACTAGAAGAAGTCAGAGTATGGGAAAATCCAGAGCGTCTTAATCCAGATAGTGGCAATCATTGGTATGTTGCTCCAGCAATTAAGCACTTCTCTCTTTTTGTAAGTTGTGACAGTGTCGGTAAGCAAGCAGAATATATTCGGACTGGTATGGAATATGATGTATTGCGTTCGAATGTATCCAAATTCCTACAATCAACGGATGGGTCAAGCGTTACTTTTATTAATACTTTTAATATTCTAAGTGTTCCTGGGTTGCGAGGGTTTTTGGAATTAATCTTAGAACTTCGTGAAGAATTTGCCTTCGATAAACAAGAACGAAAAATAATTCAACCACCTGATCACAATGGATTCAAGCATCCTCCGTTTGTTCGTAACGCTGCGCAACGAGTTTGGTTTGACATACCAATGCTCCACAGTCCTTCGTGGTTGAATATGAAATTACTTCATGAAGAAACTGAGATTATTGAACAGTTCGAAGACTGCTTACAATTCATGCGCGATAACGTTCAGAAAGAAGATTATAACAGAAGTCTGCGTGGATTTAAACCGTATGAAATTGACAAGGTTCAACGTGACCTAGATATATTGAAGGCAGGAATGGATCCTGCCCAGAAGCAACTAGACATGAAACGTTTTGCTGAGTATGTAGACGAGATGGACAAAAGAAGAAACACTGATTTTATGATGACCTTCCCTCAATTAATTAATTTCTACAATAAGTGTAAGGATCTGTAATGGGTAGAAAACAAACTGAAGATTTTCTCGAATTCAAACAGAGAATGATTGATCCGATATCTGAAACATTTTGCGCCGCAAAATGGTATAATGCTACCATTTGGTTGGGTCATGGTCAAACAACATCATGCCATCACCCTCCTGGTCATTATATTGACCCGAAAGAATTAGAAGCAAATCCCTCAGCGATTCATAATACACAGCATAAGAAATTAATGCGTAAGATGATGCAAGAAGGTAAGAGACCAAACGAGTGTGAGTATTGTTGGAAGGTCGAGGACATTGGTCGCAACAACGTTTCTGATCGAGTATACAAGACAGAAATCTTTACAGACGCAGACATTCAAAAGGCAGCGACTATGCCTTGGGAAGAAGATGTAACTCTCAGAACTCTCGAGATTAGTTTTGACCGCACCTGCAATTTTGCCTGTTCATATTGTAATCCAGGATTTTCTACAACGTGGGTTAAGGACATTAGGACACATGGTCCATATCGCAACATTCAAAGTGATGGTCGAGGACATTTTATCGACGATTCTCCTTGGGCAAAACCCGCAGCAGACAAGGAAGAAAATAATCCATATATTCAAGCGTTTTGGAAATGGTGGGAATCAGATCTTCAAGATAATTTACAGGAAATCCGCATCACAGGTGGCGAACCTTTGATGGCAAACAGCGTTTGGAAATTGTTTGACTGGTTTAAGAACAATCCAGAGAAGGGCAAGAAACTTAGGTTTGCTATGAATTCTAATCTTGTTCCAAAGAAAGCATTACTCGATAAACTAATTGAGATGTCGCAACACGTCCCAGATTTTGAAGTCTATACTAGTAATGAATCCTATGGTAAACACTCAGAGTATATTCGCGATGGTATGATATATGATCAATGGAAGGACAACATTCATCGATTGATTACTGAAGGTAATCTGAAAAGATTGCATGTGATGATGACTATTAACAGTCTATGTTTGTCATCTATTACTGAATTTATGGACGATATGCTTGACCTAAAGCGAACATATGGTTATCAGTATCCAACCATGACCTTGAATCTTCTGCGATTTCCTAGTTTCCAGAGTCCTGCTATTCTTCCAATTCATATCAAGGAATTCTACAAAAAGAAGTTGGAAAACTGGTTAGCAGATATCGTAAGCAAGGAAGAACAAGACCAGAACGGTAGGTTGCTCTTCACCCACATGGAACGTGCGCATGTCCAGCGGTTGATCGATTACCTTGATGTAATTAAAACTCCGCACATGAATACCAGTGAAGAAGCAAAACTCTGGAACGATTTTAAGAACTTCTACCTACAGTATGACGTTCGTCGTGGTAAGGACTTCCGCGAAACCTTCCCTCCAATTTTTGTTGATTTTATCAATAGTGTCGATGTCCCTGTTCCAACAAAGGAAGAAATTCTCGGTAAAAATTATCGAGAAGATACTGGATTGAAAGAACGAGCAGGTAATCCTGCTACTGCTGAAGAAGGATATATCAGCGACGAACTCGCGCATGGATGGAATACCAAGACAGATAGTTTAGGCGCAAATGAGCGATAAGATTCTTCCTAAATGGGAAAGGGGAAGAGTGCTTCCCGATAGTCCCAACAAGGTGTTTTGTACTGCTCCATGGACGCACACATACATTAGTCCACAGGCGGAAAGAAGACTGTGTTGTGCAAGTAGAGAGCAACACAGTTTTCAGAAACAGTACATCGATGCGAGCAATGACTCCAAGTATGGAGAAGTTACTGAGAGCAAAACAGAAGTAGATGACTTTAATCCAGTTTCTTTGAAGGAACACTGGAACAGCGAATACATGAAAGACATTCGTCGCAAATTAATGGCAGGTGAACGCATCTCACAGTGTGATGTTTGCAACGACGATATTCTCAGTGTGAGCAATTATAGAAGTTGGTTTACTGGAGCATTGTTTAATGATAAAATTCAAGAATGCTTTGACTCAACTGACGAAACTGGGTACACTACAATGGAACCCATATCATTTGATTATCGCTTTAGTAATCTATGCAATTTTAAATGTAGAATGTGCGGTGAGCAACTAAGTTCTACGTGGGAAACTGAAAAGCGTAAGTATAATCTTTGGACTCCAGAGAGTCAACCATTTATGGTTCCTGAGATTAAGAAAAAAATGCAGCAGTTTCAGAAAGAAGTAATAGAAGAAGAATTTCGGGATGCTATTACACGAGGAATTGTTGAAGAATGTTATTGGGTCGGTGGTGAACCCTTGATGTATGATATACATTGGTGGGCGCTGCAAGAAATGGTAGACAATGGATCTTCTAAGAACTGTCATCTTCGATATAATACAAATCTAAGCAGAGTTGATTACTTCGGTAAGAATCTTTATGATTATCTTCCTCAGTTTAAGAACTGGTTGATATGTGCTAGTATAGATGGAACTGAAGAGATCGTAGAGTTTATTCGTAAAGGAATAGTTTGGAAAGAGTGGTTAGAGAACTTTAAGAAAGGTCTTGAGTTACCACACGGCAAGGATCGGATGGTTCTTGACCTGACTATTACTGGACCTGGAATGTTTAGTCTTAAAAATCTATTCGACCTCAGCAAAGAACTAGATGTTCGTATTGAAACTAAAATTATGTTTGCGTTTCATCCAGATATTGTTTTAAGTCCGTTCGCTTGGCCTAGACATATTCTTGATCGCCACATCGACTCGCTATTGGAGTACATGATTCCACGTGGGACTAATAAGCAAATTACGTTGATTAAAACATTACAAGAAATGAAAAATAGACCGACATTCCAAGAACAATGGCCTGATCAGGCAGAACAAGCATTTAAAAATGGATCAAATTATCAAAAGATTCTTGATCACATTAGAAAAGATTCCAATGTAAATTTGAGAACTATATACTCTGAAGACCCAGAATTATACGATTGGTGGACACGATATGACTAAGTTTCCGATTAAAACTGATACTGCTTGTCAATTTAAGTGGACTTGGAGCACGATTTTCCTTTCGAAAGGAACAACATCTAGTTGTCACAGATGTAAAAACTGGGAGTTAAATGAGATCGATTTTAAAGATTTCCACAACCACCCAGGAAAGGTTCAAGATCGAGAAAAGATGCTTGATGGACAATGGCCTGGTAATGGTTGTGAATATTGTAAACGAATTGAAGACGCAGGTGGTAACAGCGAACGAACAGCATATATCAATGATGCTGATTATTGCCCACCAGAACTTGAAGATAACCCATTCGCTACTAAAGTAACACCAAGAATCCTTGAAGTATATTTTACTAATCTATGCAATCAAGCGTGTGTTTATTGCAGTCCATTGTTCAGTTCGGTAATCGAACAGGAAATAAAGAAGTATGGACCTCTTGAAACTGAATACGATCTAGAGGGTTCATTTAAACCAAAAGAAAATTACCTTGAACTCAAAGATAAATTTTGGGAATGGATGGAAGAACACTCAACTGAATTATACGACTTTCAAATTCTCGGCGGAGAACCTCTGTATCAACCTGAATTTGAAGAGTGTCTTGCGTATTTCGAGAGAACGAGTCATCCAAATTTAAATTGGAAGATCTTTTCGAATCTGAAACATCCCTCCGATAAATTTCTAGAAAAGATTCAAAAAATAGATAAACTGGTTGAATCGGGTAAATTGAAATCCTTTGGTATTGTGTGTAGCATGGATTGCTGGGGGGATGAGGCAGAATTTGCTCGCCATGGAATGAGTTTGCAAAATTGGGAAGAAAATTTTAATACTCTATTGAAAAGTAAGAATGTTCGAATTAATATACAGGCAACACTGTCCTCTGTGACTTTACCAACAGCATATGTTTTTGTTGACAAACTCGTAGAATGGTCCAAGATCAAAAATATTAATTATGGTGCAAATGTTGTTGCGGTACCATCATTCATGGATCCTGCTATTTTCGGTTCTGAATTAAAACCGTTTATAGATAAATTAAATGATTCTCTCGCCAAAAGTCCTTGGAAAGATGCGGCAGCATATATTGCTGGTTTTGGTAATATGATCATTTCAACAGAACCTGATTCTGAAAAATTACAGCGACTAAAAAACTACTTAAACAGACTAGACCAGCGAAGGGGACAAAGTTGGAGAAGAGTATATCCATGGATGGAGAAAAGTTTTGACAAATTTATCTAAGGTTTGTTCGTTACCATTTACGCATCTAGCGACTCATCCCAACGGACACACTAGTTTTTGTTGCATCAGCGACCATACAAATTGTGCAAGTCATGCCAAGCGAGGGGGTAAATCTATCTCATTGAATGATGTTTCAATTCGCGAAATGCACAATAGCGAAACATATACACAAGTCAGATTGGATATGCTTGCTGGCAAAGAACCTGATGCATGTAAACGCTGCTACGACGAAGAGCGATCTGGTATAAAAAGTAAGAGACTCGAAGAAAACGAGAGATATCTAGCATCTTCCATGGAGGTGATAAATTCCATGAACCCAGACGGTCACATTGATAATATGGATTTTCAGTTTATCGAGTTGCGCCTTGGTAATGTTTGTAATTTAAAATGCAGAACTTGTAATCCAGTTTCTAGTAGTAAATGGGTCGTAGAACATGCAGAACTTAGCAAAGAACTTGATTTCGTTACAGACTATTCTAACGTAGAATCTGGAGTTTGGTTTGAACTGGATAGATTCTGGGGAGAATTATTAAATAATTCTCCAAACCTGAAACGAATTTATGTCAATGGCGGTGAACCGACTTTAGTAGAAAAACATTTTGCGTTTCTTCATAATCTAATTGATTCTGGTCGTGCGAGCAATATTGACCTGTGGTATAATATAAATGTTACTAATCTTCCGCACGAGTTGATTAATATATGGGGCAAATTTAAATCAATTACTGTTACTGCCAGTATCGATGACCTGTTTAAAAGAAACGATTATATTCGTTCAGGCAGTCAATGGGCAGATATTGTATTCAATTTATCAAAACTTAAACTCACAGAAACAATTGATCTGAGTATTTGTCAAACATTGAGTATTTACAATATTTTCTATGTTGATAAATTTTATAATTTCTTTAAAGATTATCGTATTCACCATAACTGGTGTTACGATCCCGCATTCTTAAGTCCTTGGAATTTACCAGATGATGTGAAGAAAACAATTATTGATAATTGTAAGTCTATGCCAGATTATGAACGAAATAATATTGAACAAACTCTCATGAAACCAAGAAACGAAACTCAATTTAAGCAATTTATTGCATACAACAGAAAACTTGATCTTATGCGCAAAACAAAATTTTCGGACATATTCCCAGAACTAGCAGCGGCGATTAACTATGATGGACAATAAACATTTTTGTTTAATACCTTGGACGCACATGCATACGTGGCCGAACGGCAATGCGTATATGTGTTGTGGCGCAGATCCAGACAAACCCATAGGAGTTCTGTCAGACGAGACAACTCTCAAAGATCTGTGGAATTCAGAACAAATGAAAAGAAACAGACTATTAATGCTTGAAAACAAGCATGTTCCTGAATGTGTTCGTTGTTATGAGATCGAAGCAAATGGTGGACGCAGTTTACGAATTGATCATAACATTACTTTCAAACATCACATGGACATATTAGAAGAAACGAATCCAGATGGAAGTTTGGATCGTCTAAACATGCCATATGTTGACTTTCGTTTTAGCAATTTCTGCAACTTGCGCTGTAGAACATGTGGTCCAGATCTTAGTAGTAAATGGGCATCTGATCATGCGAAACTAAATCCGTCCACTGTTGAAAAATATTCGAAGGTTATTAAACCAGACATTAATCCAACAATTTTCTGGGACCAGATTGATGAAATTTTCCCTACAATCGAACGAATCTATTTCGCTGGTGGCGAACCTCTTATTATGGAAGAACACTACAGACTATTAGATATGCTAATAGAAAACGGAAGAACAGATGTTGTTTTATTATACAACACCAATTTTACTTCTCTGAAATATAAAGATAAAAATGTATTAGATTACTGGAAACAGTTTAGGAATGTGACTGTTTGCGCTTCGTTGGATTCTTGGGGGTCTCGAGCAGAATATATGCGCAAAGATTTGCGATGGGATATTGTTGAACAGAACTTTAGAGAGGTTAAACAACGCTGCCCGCATGTTCGTCTCGACATTGGATTAACATTGAGCATATTCAATTTTTCTACACTGGTCGAGTACTATGAATATATGGTTGATAATAAATTCATTCATCCTGATGGATTGAATATTAATATTTTAACAAACCCTGTCTGGTATAAACCATCCTGCATTCCGATCGAGTATAGATTACAAATTGCTGAGAAATATAAACAGAAATTAGATTATCTTATATCAAATAAATTGTGCGGAAGTATTATGCGAGATAGATGGCAACTTGCAATCAATTATATCACAAACGAGGAAGAACCGAAAAATCTTTCGGCATTTAAAAATTTGACTCGCACTATGGATAGACTTAGATCTGAATCTTTTGTGGAAATCTTTCCAGAATTGAAGTTTTTGTTCGATGAGTGAAACCTTTTGTATCTTGCCATTTATTCATCTTGAAGCAAGATCAGATAGTTTCATTGCGCCTTGTTGTATGAGTCAAGAATTCTATCGCAAAGAAGATGGCACATATTATACTCTAAGTAAAGACACATTAAGTGAAGTTTGGAATTCTAAATCTATTGAAACGCTGCGCGAGAATTTGATTGGTGGCAAAAAACCTACTGCGTGTGAATCTTGCTGGAAAGAGGAAGATCTTGGGAAAGAGAGCAAGAGAATCCGAGAGAATCGTCGGTGGGGCGTAGATACTACACCATCTTTGAAATTTCTTGACTTAAAACTGGGCAATACTTGTAATTTGAAGTGTAGGATTTGTAGTCCAGGAAGTTCGAGCAATTGGTTGAAAGAACATAAAGATCTCTATGGATCAGATGTAGTAAGTAGTATTGCTCGTATGGTCAACTCAGATAAACGAAGTGTGATGCAGTGGCCTGAAAACAATCCTGCCTTTTGGGATGATCTTGATTCTCATCTCGAAAAAGTAGAATTATTTGAAATTTATGGTGGCGAACCATTTTTAATATCAAATCACTTTTCAGTATTGAAGAAAAGTATTGACAAGGGTTATAGTAAAAACCAGAGAATCCACTACAACACAAATGGAACTATTTTTCCGGAAGATGCGGTAAATAATATTTGGCCGCATTTCAAAGAAGTTGATATTATGATCAGTATTGATGGAATCGAAGAGCAATTTGAATATCAACGATATCCTGCGCAATGGGAAGCAGTACTTGCAAATATTCATAAATTTCGAGAGAGTTTTTCAGGTGACTTGCAAATTTGTATGACAGTTAGTTCGTTGAATGTTTACTATCTTCCAGAGTACTTAGAATATTTCAACAATATTGGAATTAATGTTTGGTTGAATATATTATATCATCCATCTGTATATTCTGTGTGCCATTTAAGTCAAAGAGTAAAAGAACACGTTATAGAAAAACTAAACAACAATCTTTCGCTAAATCAAGATATGCAAGCAATAATAAATTATATGAGTAGTTCTACTGACGATATGCAAACAAAATTTATAGAAAAGGTAATACTACATGATAAGTATCGTAAACAGAATTATTTTTCTACGTTTAAAGAGTTCGGGGAACTATTATGCGAAATTTAATTGATAAAATCTATAACTGGTGGCATCGTCGGAAATTGAAGAAAAGATTTAAAGAATTGTCAAAGAGAGACCCGTTCATCTATGATTAGGGGAAAATATAAACGTCTTGTTGCTTACGGGTGTAGTTTTACTGCTGGTGATGAATTGGCAGATTCGCAGGTTCTAGGTATTCCTGAGGAAGAAGTTGATGCTCTTAAACGGGCAGGAATTTCAAGGGAAGATTTATATGGAAACTTGCGCTCAAGAACAGATGAAGTCCTAGAAATAAATAAAACTCTTGCTTGGCCGCGATGGTTCGCAGATTATTATGGAGTTCCATACTCAAATCGTGCCAGACCTGGTGGATCAATTCAACAGATGCTATATCGCGTCGAACGAGACTTGGCAAATAATCTTATAGACCCTGATGACCTAGTAATTATTGGATTGTCTAGTATGTACCGTTGGTTTCAATTTGACGAGAAGGGGAATGAATTATCTTGGGTTTTTACAAAGGCCTTTGGAGCTAAGGGCAGATTTCTAAAATTTAATGAATCATTGGTCGAGAATTACGTTCATGAATATAACATTATTTGGCAATATTATCTTTGTTTGAATTACCTACAAATGCTTGCTGATAGACATCCAAATATTAAACTGATACATGCAATTAGTCCATTTTCACACGAAAAAGATTTTGTTGCAGGAAATAATAAATTGAGAAAAGAGTTTATGAAAACCATAGAATCTATGAAATTTCCTGCTTTGCTGAACGAAAAATATGGAATGGGTCAACTCTATAGTCACATACATCCAGAAAAAAGTACTCATGGATATGGACATCCAAAGATACAATTCCAAAAACAATTTGCTTGGTTGGTTGTTAATTGGATTGAAATGTTAGATGATTGAATGGGGAATATCTGCCGCAGCACATGATGCTGCTCTTACTGTAGTGCATGGTGAACGAATTTTATTTGCTTCGCACGCAGAACGGTATAGCGGAATCAAAAATGACAAGCATCTAAATGACGATCTGATCAATGCAGCATTGAAGTTCGGCAAACCAGAAAAGATTCATTGGTATGAAAAACCAAAACTTCGAGGAATGCGCAGACTACTATCAGGACAAGGAATTGTTCGCTTTAGTGTGAGGCAATATCTCAAAGAATTCGGCCTCGAAGTTCCAGTCGAATTTGCTTCACACCACGAGTCGCATGCTGCTGCAGGTTTCTATACTTCTACTTTCGATTCGGCAACTGCTCTTGTGATCGATGCTATCGGTGAATTTGACACAGCATCTATTTGGTTGTGTGATGGGGAGAAGATGAAGAAGAGGTGGAGTATGGATTATCCGAAATCTCTTGGATTATTTTATTCTGCTATAACAGACAGAGTTGGATTGAAACCAAACGAAGATGAATATATCCTCATGGGTATGGCGGCGTATGGTAATCCTGACAAGCACTATTGGGATATGCGCGAACTCTATGAGCGAGTAAATCTACATCGTGGTTGTAAGTGGTGGTTGAAAAAAGAAGATCCTGATCACTACGATCTTGCCGCATCGGCGCAAAAGATATATGAAGAAGAATTTGATAAACTTCTATATCGCGCAAAGAAAAATGATCCAGCACAAAATAATCTAGTATTATCAGGGGGTTGCGCACTTAATTGCTCTGCAAATCATATTGCGAAAAAATATTTCGATAATGTCTGGATTATTCCTAACCCAGGAGACGCTGGTAGTTCTCTTGGTGCTATTGCTGCAAACAACCGCAGAAAACTAAACTGGCAAGGTCCATATCTCGGCGAGAATATTGAAACCGAATATCCCGTAGAAAATCTATTGACTTCTTTGCGTAAAGAGGGTATAGTTGGAGTTGCTAGTGGGAGAGCAGAGTTTGGTCCGAGAGCATTTGGTAATCGAAGTCTGCTCGCTGATCCTACTAGAAAAGATATTAAGGATAAAGTAAATGCCATCAAACGCAGACAAAAGTTTAGACCCTTTGCCCCAGTCATCCTTGAGCAATATGCAGCAGAGTATTTTGACATGCCAGTTGAAGTATCCCCTTACATGCAGTTTACTGCAAGATGCAAATTTCCTACAAAGTTCCCTGCTATCATTCACACTGATGGCACATCTCGCGTCCAAACTGTAAACAAGCAGCAACATCCAGGATTGTTTGAGTTGTTGACACGGTGGCACGAAGAAACAGGTTGCCCGATGTTACTGAATACTAGTCTCAACATCAAGGGATTTCCCATGGTAAATGACGAGAAAGATGCTGCTATGTTTCAGGGCATTTATAAAGTGAAGGTCTTTTAATAAATAGTCATATGGCGGATATTCTAAAATTCCCTGATAAGTTTGTTAACGGAAAGCGGTTATACCGAATACCATTATATTCGGATATGGACATTGATGTTGTTTTATTCTGCGTAAACGCATTCGGCGAAACAGATAATCGTGTAATTATTGACGATCTGATCAAAATGGATCCCGTCGATGTCATAAAATGTATTGACTTTTCGCTTGAATCAGAGTATATTTCTAATACTACGAAAGCACATATCGAATGCATTCGAAAGTCAATCGAGGAAATTCCCTTTACAATTGAGAACTAATATATTATGAATATTTTTTACCTTGACAGTAATGTCACCAAATGCGCAGAGTACCATAACGACAAGCATGTTGTCAAGATGATTCTAGAGTATGCCCAATTACTTTCAACAGCACATCGTGTTCTTGATGGTAAAGAATATATTGATTCTTCCAGTGGACGAAAAATCAAACGTTGGCGATTAGAGGATACTTCTCTTGAGGCACAATTATACAAGGCAACACACATCAATCATCCGAGTGCTGTCTGGGTTCGCCAGTCTAACAATAATTATACTTGGCTTATGTGTCTATTCCAGTCCCTTCTTATGGAATACACTCATCGATACGGCAAGATGCATTCTTGCAATCGTCTAGTCTATTGGTTACGTAAACCTCCTGTTAATATTCCTGTTGATTATTTGACGCAACCTACTCCTGCTATGCCAGACGAATACAAGGTATCAGGCGATTCCTTGCAGTCTTATCGTAACTATTATCTCGGTGCAAAAAATAATATGGCAAAATGGAAAAATCGTCCTATTCCAGAGTGGTGGAGCGACGCAGTTTAATAAATACCTGTATGAGATTAAAAAATAGTATCCCCATTCCAATTTCAGATACCGAACTTCTTCGGTAACAAAGGGCGACCCCACTTTTCGTGGAGTCGCCTTTTTTGTATTCACTCTAGATAAGAATAAGGACTGTTCATGACAAGAAGAAAAAACAATCTCCAAGTTGTAACGAATTCTGAACCAAAGGTAACTATTGAAAAGAGTAAACTGTGCAAAGTTAAATACGAAGATCTAAAACACATTCAACCAAAAACACAGAATCAACGACTCTTCTTCGATCTTTACAATCAACAGTCCACTGCAATGCTACTACATGGTGTAGCAGGAACAGGAAAAACTTTTATTTCCATGTATAAAGCACTTGAAGAAGTTCTGGACCCAACAACAGATTATGAACGTCTTGTTGTTGTTCGTTCAGCAGTACCATCAAGAGATATCGGACACCTTCCAGGTGACGAGAAGGAAAAAACAGAGGTCTATACTTTACCTTATGTTGAGATATGTGATGACTTACTTAATCACATCCAACCATTCCTGCGTCTGCAGGAGCAAAAGACCGTTCATTTCCTAATCACCTCGTTCGTGCGTGGTATCACACTTGATAATTCAGTGATCATCGTTGACGAATGTCAGAACATGACTGACATGGAACTCAACTCTATTATGACTCGTATCGGTAAGAACTCCAAGATTATCTTCTGTGGAGACTTCCGTCAAACCGACCTAAATAAAAAGAACGATATGTCAGGATTGCAAAAGTTTATTGCAATCGCTAATATGATGCCCTCGTTTAAGACGGTCGAGTTTTCCGTGAATGATATTGTCAGATCGAAACTTGTCAAGGAATATATCCTTGCTCGGTTAGATTATGAAGAAAAACATAATTAAGGGCTTGACTTTTCTGTAAAATGTAGTATAATGGATATATGATGTTTGAAACGATATATGAATATGAAGATTTTGCCCAATCAACTACGAGCGAAGATGGTGGTAGAGTTTATGTAAATGCCAGTGGCACTGCATATCCCTCTGCCACCACCGTTCTAGGAGTTCTCTCTCGCGACTCTATCGCTGCTTGGCGAAAGCGTGTTGGCGAAGAAGAAGCAAACAAGATCTCAAACAAAGCATCGACTCGTGGAACTAAGATTCACACACTAACCGAAACGTATCTCAAGAACGAAAACGTTAGTGACAAGATTGATGAAGTTAAAGCATCGATGCTTGATGTTGAGATGTTTAACAAGTTTAAACCTATCTTAGATCCAATCAGCAACATTCATTGTCAGGAACTTGCACTCTATAGTGATCACCTGCGCATGGCAGGTCGTGTCGACTGTATTGCTGAGTATAATGGTAAACGTGCTGTTATTGATTTCAAGACTTCCAACAAAGCGAAATCTAAATCTTACATTGAAAGTTACTTCATGCAGACAGCAGCATATGCTATCATGTATGAAGAACGCACTGGTATTCCTGTTCCATGGTTGGTAATTCTAATCGCAGTCGAGGACGATGCTCCACAAGTGTTCATTGAAAAGCGTGATGACTGGGTGAAGAAACTTCTTCGCACTCGCGACTATTATGAAAATGGGTATTATACCAGTGAGTGAACTGTCCGAACAAAGGATGAAAATTTGTTTGGAATGCGAGCATTTAATGCATAAACGCATATGCAGTCAATGCGGATGTTTGATGCCTGTAAAAACAAAACTTAATCGTGCATCCTGTCCCAAGGGTAAATGGGGTTCGGTTGGAAAAAAACTTCCTTGGGAAGCATAAAATTTGAAGGTGATAATATGCAAGTTAACAAACTAGATTATGGCGCAGTAGAAGTTTTGGGATTTGATATTACAAACTTCACGCAAGAAGATAGTAACTATATCCGAGAGTTGTTGTTGAAGGAACTCATCGTCGTATTCAGAGAGCAGGATACTGGCACCATAAATTATGCAAGACTGATCCACGAGATTGGTGGTATTTCTAATTGGAACCAATTGAGTTCTGATTTTGATGGAAATATGCGTCCGATGTTTACGGAATATCCTGACATAGATAATTGGGATAAATCAGAATTTTTCCCCATACAGGCAGTAACTGGCAAGAAATCGAAGGATGGGAAATACAATGGTATTTTCCCTCTTGGGAAACTAGATTGGCATTGTAATCTTAATGGTCCAGATCGCGCCGATGGTGTTGCATTGCAAGGCATTAAGGGTGTTGAAGGAACCAGAACATCTTGGATGAATACTGCTATCGCATTGGCAGAAATGCCACCTGAGTTGTATGCGCGAGTAAAAGGTAAGTATGCAAACTTTCGGTATAACTTCTTAAAATGGTCTGACGTAATGGATGACCGTCAACGAGAATACATGCTTAAGAATCAGCATGAATATAAAATGTGGTTAGAGCAAGAAAATGCAGGTGGTGTCAAGGGTATCTATCTCTACACGAATAACGATTGTGAGATCGATGGCGACGACGGATCGTTATTCCAAGATTTACAAGATTACTTCTTCCAAGAAAAGTTTATGTATCATCATGATTGGAAAGTTGGTGACATTGTTTTGAGTGATCAGTTGTTAACACTGCATAAACGTCGTCAAGAAACTGATCAGATTTTCGAGAACAGATTGTTAAATCGTTTGACATTTAAACTCTCTAATACAGGCGATCCTCCGTATATCGTGGAAAGGAATCAAATTGATGTTTGAAACAAAAACACGCACGTTAGTTCGAGGTATTTCATACAGAGTATCTGCATGGTTGTTCACGATTCTTTGGACATACCTGTTTACTGGAAATATCGGTGAAGCGACAGGTTTTTCAACTGTCTTACATTTAATGCTGAGTGTAGACTACTACGTTCATGAAAGAATTTGGTTGAAAATAAAATGGGGAACCATGGTAAAAAATACTTGACTTCCTACGTCATGTATAGTATAAATAGATTATCAGTTGTTGATACAAACTGAATGCTGCGTAGGACAGGGGTGCAACTCCCCTCACCTCCACCATCTATACATTGGGGAGAGGGCGTAAGATGCCTGATAATACTCAATGATCCAGTGTATAGTTGATGGGGGTGTACTTAGGATTCGACTGCGAGTTGAAGGCGAGAGTAGACTGATTGACTGGGTAAAGCGCCCACTAAAAGTAAATGCAAACGATAACGTTGCCTTTGCAGGATATGCGCTAGCCGCATAATCTCATTGGGTTTTTGATAGTTTTTCCTCGAAACAGAATAAAACTATCAACCGTTCTAAGAAGAAGGTGGACCGAGTTCCACTACGGTTCTGCACTTATAAATATTTGCATGACCTACTACGCCTCTACTTGAAAAAGCACGCATAGTAGGTTTTTTTGTCTTCGGACACCAGTGTGGGGAGTCACTGGATAATACCCTCTCAAGTTTAACAAGTATTAGGAAATAAGATGACTTCCTTTAACAAGAAGTTTTTCAAGTTTCTTTCGATTTTTACAGTATTAGTATATAGTTTATATGGAATCAATTCATATGCTGAAGATGCTATCGAGAGAGATACGAGGGAATATTCCCTCGGCTTTGTAGAAGTAATCCAAGAGATTAAAGAAGATGCGGCAGAAGAAAAGAAGAAAACCGCACTAAGAAAAATTGAAACCCAAAACATACATTTAGCAAATAATCGCGAATTGAAGTGTCTAGCAGACAATATTTACTTTGAAGCAGGAAACCAGTCGACTCAAGGAAAGTTGGCGGTTGCTGCAGTAACTATCAATCGCGTAAAAAGTCCCAAGTTCCCGAAGTCTGTATGCTCAGTCGTGTATCAGAGAACAAAGCGTGTCTGCCAGTTCTCATGGGTATGCGAAGGAAAGAAGACTGTGCGTAGTGCCCAGCAATATTCAGAATCTAAAAAAATTGCTGAAAAAGTATTGCTTTCTGGGGCAAATCAGGGTATACTTGGACGTAACGTTTTATTCTACCATGCGGATTATGTTAATCCAAGATGGAATTTAAAGCGTGTTACAAAAATCGGCGATCACATTTTTTATGCAGGATAATAACTTTGAATATGGTAATGGATGGTTCTGAAGTAACCAATGAATTTTTAATTACAAAAGAGTATAATTCAGCAACTGAGTTCTCTCAATTCATAGAGAAACAATCATTCGAGAATGGTATTCCTTGTTTGGATATTCTTCTTGACTATTGTGTCAAAAAAGATATTGAGATGGAGTCAGTTGCTGTTTTACTCACCACTTCTCTTAAAGAAAAGATTAGAGCAGAAGCAGAAGAACTAAATATGCTGAAGCGTAAATCTGGCGGGAAATTACCACTTTAATGGAAGCATATGAAGTTTATCGCCTCTATATGGCACTTAAACTACATTTCACTACTGCGTCTTATGACATCACCGTTACTAAAGGTGCTGTCAAGTCGTCAGAGTCTGCCTTCTTAAAAAGAAGAGATGTTTTCCTATTCAGGAAACTGGCGAAGAAGTTCGTCGCTCGTCAAGAAATTATCAACTACTTTGTTGCAAACTTTGCAGCAGGAGATAAGAACGGCGGCATCTTTAGTGCAGATTCTGACGATATCTATGAGAAGTGGAAAGGTAGACACGATCGGTTGTCATACATGTTCGCTGACGATATTAGTCGCTTACTCTTAGAAGCAGACAAGTCAGAGCAAGATCCTTTTGTATCTTACGACAATCAACATCCAATAGTAATTAAGATGCTGTTGGGTAAAAAAATTTCACTAGAAACAGTTATTATACTTGACAAACTACTAGATTTCAGGTATAATCTAAATACTGAATTGTTGAATGATTTTATCTGGAATGATTTAAATCTTTTGATAATTAAGTATCGTCCGTTCGTTCGAATCGATCGGTCGAAATTCTCTCAACTATGGATCAAGGAGAAAGGCCAAGTGGTCTGTTAAATGGGTAATTCAAGAAGCAGGGACTATTGGGGCAATGATGAACCAAAAGTAAGAGAAGTACGTAAAGGTGTTGATAAATCAAATAAACACCGTAAGAACCTGTATAAATACTCAGGTAGTAATGATGCTGAAGAGTATGATGACTACGATGATTATAATACAAACCGCAAATATTAAACATACATCGCAATATAAGGAAATACAAATATGTCTATTAATTCACTATCCGAACTTCGTAAGAATCGCGGAAACTTCGACTCACTCATGAAGGCAGTTGAGTCAATCGCAAATCCATCAAATGAAAAGCGTGGCGACGACGATCGCTTCTGGAAACCAACTGTCGATAAGGCAGGTAATGGTCAGGCAGTCCTGCGTTTTCTCCCTGCTCCAGCAGGTGAGGAACTTCCTTGGGTTCGCGTTTTTGATCATGGTTTCCAGGGTCCAACTGGTAAGTGGTATATCGAAAACTCGTTGACCACAATCAACAAACCAGATCCCGTCGGCGAACTGAATTCCGAACTTTGGAACTCAGGTATCGAAGCGAATAAGGAAATCGCTCGTAAGCAAAAGCGTCGTCTTTCTTACATCTCCAACGTTCTGGTAATTCGCGATCCCGCAAATCCAGAGAATGAAGGTAAGGTATTCCTCTACAAGTATGGTAAGAAAATCTTTGACAAGATCAAGGATGTAATGCAACCAACGTTTGAAGATGAGAAACCAGTTAACCCATTCGACCTTTGGGAAGGTGCTAACTTCAAGTTGCGCATTCGTCAGGTCGAAGGTTATCGCAACTACGATAAGTCAGAATTCGACGGTCCAACTCCTCTTGATGATGATGAGGATAAGTTGGAGCAGGTCTGGAAGGGTGCGCATTCGCTTGCTACCTTCCTCGATCCTTCGAACTTCAAGTCATATGATGAACTGAAGGCGAAGATGAATGCTGTTCTAACAGGTGGTGGTTCGCGTATGGCAACTGCGGAGAAGGTTAATCCGCTTGATGCTGAAGACGAACTGTTCGTTGAAACCAAGATGCGAAATGCACCTGCTGCTAAGACAACAGATGACAGTCCACCTTGGAAGGAAGACAGTGACGATGACACGATGAGTTACTTCTCGAGTCTCGCTGATGACTAAAAACTTGGGGGAGCGTTTCGCTCCCCCATTTCATTATGCCACTGCTCTTTTTTCTTGGAATCTTAACCACGTGCTATCAGTTGGTCTTGCGTTGATATAATCTCTACCAGAACCGAACACAGGGGATTGCTGTGTATTGGCAGGTGCTTGAATTACTGTTGGCGGTGGTACGTTTATAACTGGCGCAGCAGATTTAGCAGTCATATCAGTTCCACGTTCAATTACTGCACCATCTAGATTTCTTCCAGTTTCCAATCCTGCAGTCTTACCAACTGGTTTAATTTGTGAACCAGAATATTCACCAGATGCCATTTTTTCTTCAGTACTATCGACCAACCCAAAGGTCAACCCACTAGCAATATTTCTTCCTGCGTTGAGGAATTTTTGCCCTGTTGTTGCCTTTTCATCTGCATTAAAACCTTTGTATGCGTCGTATGCTGCCATACCTGCTGCGAGCGGTAAAGCAACTTTACCCAATACTCTACCAGCAAATCTTCCTGCAGTTCCTAATTTTCTTCCAGCGGAACCAAGGAACGAAGATGCTTTAGCAGGCATGTTTTTCGCAGAACCCATAACTCTATTCACAGCTCTATTGAACATGCTCGGTTTTTTCGTGGCACCAGCAGCACCTGTTGCCACTTTAACACCAGCAGCACCAGCAGCACCTGTTGCCACTTTAACACCAGCAGCACCAGCAGCACCTGTTGCTGCAGTAGATGCTAAGGAAGAAGTAGGAGCAGAATTTGCTGCAGTTGTAGGTGTGTTGTCAGGAAGCGCATTGAGATCTCTCGCTGCCAATCCAGCATCAATTCCTATTGAAGCTGCTGTTCCCCAAAACGGAACAGTTCCTGCTGCTCCTGACGCGACTTCTAATCCTGCGCCAACAAAATCCCCTTGCAATGCTCTTTGTGCACCAAACCCAAGACCAGCAAGTATACTTACGCCTGGAATTTTTTTCAATAGCGACTTACCTGCTGCCTTTGCACCGAGTTTACCTGCACCAGATTTACCTATTCCAGTAGCACCCTTTACTTTATCCCATGCTCTGGACCAGAAACCACCTTTGGGTTTTGCTGCTGGACCATCATTTGCAGCAGTAGGAACATTTGGTCTTGTTCTTGTAGAAGGTTCTGCAGTTCCTGGTTTTTTTGGTGGAGTTTTTTCGTCGTTCGATGGACCTTCGTATGAAGGACGTTCGTTTACTCTCTTTTTTTGCTCCTCGACCATTCTGTCATCATCATTGGCAGCCGGAGGAATTTTTACTCCTGGGTCATTCGCAGGAGTTGGTAAGGTTCTGCTTGGTTGTTGACCTGGAACAATTTTGGGTGTTTGACCTGGAACAGCTTTTGGTGTTTGACCTGGAACTCGAGTTACGTCGTTCGCAGGAGCGCTCGGTGTAGTTCTTGATGCTGGCATAGATTCGGGTGCACCGACGGTTGACTCGCCGAACCCAAGTTTACCCTTTGCCCAATCCCATGCACCAACTGCACCTGCTGCCAACCCAGCGGCCGCAGCAGCACCAGCAGCAAGAATACCAGTTCCTCTGCCTCTTACTCTTGCTCTTTGTCTTTGCGCAGGTCTTCTTCGTGGGTCAGGAAGATCTATATCTGGACCAACATCATTATTCCCTGTGCATTGGCATGTGCAAACACAGTCTTTGATTTTGTTTAAGGTGTCCATGAGTTCTGCCCAACGAGTTTCCCATGGATCAATACCATCAGTAGCACTTCTGCTAAATGCAGGATCAGTGTCGCGTATTCCTGCTCTTAATTCTTGATCATCGCTTCTCGAAGATGTATCAGGTTTGCTGTCTGGATTCGATAAACTTGTTGTTTGCTCTCCACCACCTGTTTCAAATTTATCTTGGTCGGGTGAGTTTACGGAATCTAATATTTTTCCAAAATCACTGGCGCTGGACTCAGCGAGAGCAACTTTTTTGTTCTCGTAATCTGCCTTTGCTCGTATTCTTTCTCTTCTCTCTTCATCCTTGACAAAACTGTCACCAAGACCTTTTCTGAATCCATATGAAAAGTCTTTCAAGACGGATCCAAATATGCTAGTCCCTTGCACCTTTGCTTCAGCAGGAGTCTTTCCTGTGACATTACGCATAAAGCGATTTTTGAATGTATCCTGATCACCCGTAAGTGTGGCGTTTGCGTCCTTAAATTTTTCTTGCAGAACAGATTCTTTTAATCGTTCGCCGACACCCTTTAGTTTCTCGTTGCCAGATTTATCTGCAGAAAGCAGTATCTTTTCGGCAAGTTCTCCAAGTCTTTTTAAATCTTCAGAATTTTTACCTTGAAGTTTGCTGATTTCTTTTACTACATCCTTCAATAATGTTTTGTCTTCATCAACAAGATTTTCTACTAGATCTTTGTTTGCAAGTTCTATTGATTTTGCAAAATCAGTTACGATTCTTGCAACTGATGTATCAGAAACAGACTTCATTGACTCCGTGCTAACAGATTCAAGAACTTTAACGAGAATTTCGTCTCGTTGTTCGGGTGTCAGTTTCTGCGCACCCTTCTTAGTATTTTCTTGTTCAATATTTGGCAACATGGAGTTTAATTATCCTTGATTCTGTTCTTCTTGTTTTTTCTTCAAGTGGGTCAGCAATAAACCAATATACACTTCCCTTTCCCAAGGTATCATATTCTCTAATTCGGTTAAACTATATTTATGCTCGTGCATCAATATGAAATTAGTTTTATAGAAATTCATCAAATTGTCATGGGAAAGGGTTACCCGAAAAAACTTTCTAGTCCATCAATTACCACGACATTTTCAGTCTCGCATTTCGGGCATTTGTATTCAATAACCTTCTCGACTCTTGGTGCAGTTTTGAAGAATTCTGAAATCTTTTCAAACTGCTCAGAGGTCAGACCGTCAACAAATTTAATCACTTCTTCGATTGGTTCATCGTTTGTTGAGAAAATTTCTTCTTTAGTATAAATCGCATCAATCGCCGCGACCATGATGTCGAATACTTTTAAGTCATCCTGGATTAATGTCTCAGCGGCAGGATACTTCATGATCACACCAATATCATCGGTTAATTGGATCTTGTTGCTATGATTTTCTGTTATCTGTAGTTCTATGGTTGATAGATCGAGTTCGAATGGAGTTCTGTGACTACATTCGCCACAAATTAAATTGAATTCAGAACTACCACCAATCGATTGCGAGCGCAATTTTACAAATATGTTTTGTAAATCAAAGAATGGAAGTTCTTTACCATTAACTGCTCCTTTGCTACAAGCAGTAATCACATCTTGCATTGCTTTAAGAATATCTGATTTATTACCAGATTCTTGCGCCATTATTAGAAGTTTTTCTTCTTTGACGAGGAATGGTCGAAATTCGACCTTTAGATTTTTTGAATAAATTTCAATTTCAAAAGTAGGTGTTTCTAACACGGGAATCATTATTATATTCTCCAAATAATTATATTGTTTAAATTACGACGTCGTCTTCTTCAGTTATATCTTCCGGAAATCCATCTGGTTGACCTTCCGCTGAAAATTGCATTGGATTACCTTCTGGGTCATATCCGCCAATTGCTCTCCAATTTTTATATGTGAAAGTTACAGGCATGCGTAAAACTTGTGCATTTGTTCCAGATGCTTGAATTGGTGCTAATGATCTCGGGAATGCACCCTCAATTCTCCATTGAACAACAACTTCATCTTTGTTGTTCAATGCCACCAAGTCGATATCAGCAACATAATCGTCTGGATATTCGACATATCTTGTTACTGGGTTAACAATTTGCCGCATCCAGTCTCCAAAAAAGTCTTTAACAGTCCACGATGCATCAACCAAAAATGTCATTGAGATCGAATCTCCACCGAAGTCAATAGACGTTGCACGTGGATAATTTAAATTGTTCAATCTATATGCTCTCGTTCCGATAAGCAATCCAGGAAAAATTATATCTTCCACCATCATGGAGATTATTTTTGGAGATTCTCCCTGTGAAGTATAATGACTTTGCATAATTTGTGGATAATTGAACATTACCTCAAATCTATTAGATCTTGCTAAGTCAGTTTTCTTGACTTGTGAGATGAAATCTGATATACTGTGGAATGCCTGCACCATTAAAATTTGCTCCTAGAATCTCTGAATACCTGTTCTTTTGTGGCACCCACAAAGTTCTCGATCGGCAAGAATATTGCTGCTTGCCAATCTTCAGGGTTGACTTTCATGAATTGTGAATTAACGTGGTTGGTCAAGTAATGTTTGATACACGGTTTGACCTCATTCGCATTCTTCAAGTTGTTTAATAGATTGTATGACATACGTAACTTGGTTGTTTCAGAATATGTCTTGGTTGTCTTGTAATCTAACAATTCACCAAGAACTTGTGCTCGTAGCAGGTAAGGTAGGTAATGTAAATTGATTCCATAGAATCCACCTTTTGCTGGACCGAATGGTAACACCAACGGAAAGGTATCATAGAAAGGAAGTTCTTCCTTCAACTTTGGATCATAGAAATACAGATACATTGAACCAATCTCGATATTGGTTTTCAATTCACCGATATCTGATTTCATTACGCTGCTCTGAGACAACCTCGCGCCAACGAGGTTTTTCACATTGTTCATATACCAATCCATGGACTTTTGTCCATCACCTGCCTTGGCACGAAGTCTCTGAAACGGATTTGCCAATTACCTACCTTGTCCTCTGTATGCTTTATAATTTGCACGTTTACGTTTATTCATGGTTGAAAACTTTATCGAAGAGGAACTACCACCGATTGTGGTTTTGCCCTTTTTCTGATTAGTAAAGGAAATTTTAGTATTTCCGCCACCAGATTTTGCTTTTGCCATAGATATTCTCCTTCTTATTTATTACGGATTCCCAACTCTTTTTCAGTTAGGATGATGAATTTCCATCCTCTATCTTCACAAAACTCAGTAGCAAATTTCCACTTTGCTTGGTTTACACCCCATTGCATAACTTCCTGTAGAAACTTCTTTGTTTTCCTAGCAGGAACTTTGGGTTCTTTAGTAAACTTCTGCGGTTTTACCTCAACCAGATACTTCTTTGTAACACCACTTTTTTCTTGAACCTTGATATAAAAATCCACGAAATATCTATGTACTCGATTATCTAAAGGAGAGATATACGGTATGGGCAACTCTTCAGATCCCCATTCCAATATGTTGTCGTTGTTATCGCACCACTTCATGAATTTCAGTTCCCAACTGGAGCGATAAACAATATTGTTTGGATTGCCAATATATTTCTTTGGATTCTGTATTTTATACAGACCTTTCAAAGTTTCCTTGCCATAACTCATATAAATATTCCAAACTCTATACTTAATAGGATATTTATTCGAACATGGCTGACACTCCTGCTTCATCGCCAGCAACACAAACTCAGCAAACTAGCGGAGCAGTGAAACCACAAGCACCAGCAAGTTCTGAACCACCAAAAAGCAGATTTAACAGAGATACTCTGCTTACCGAAATTGGAAATCCTCTTAATGAGGGACTTGTTCCAAACAGTAGATCATACAAATATCCTCTCGACGTTGGTGTCAATCCGGAATTTCCGCACTATGTTGTGTTTTATCCACTTGTCAGAGAATCTTCACCATATGGAAAACGAATGGGATCCTCTGGGATTATCTTTGATCAATCTGATCAAAATAGAGCGGATCCGCAAAATAATCTTACCGCAACTGCTGCTGCTGGTGCCTTGGCTGGTGCAGCAATTGGCATCGGCAAAGCATTAAGTAATGCGGGTGGTAGAGGATCATCTGGCGCAGACGGTGCAGAACAGATGTCTGCAGTAACAAGCGTCGCAACACAATTGGGTTCTGCATTTAAAGGTGGTGCTCTCGGTGGTGGTGCTGGTGCACTTTTTGGATTGGCGCAAGCAGGATTGGCAGGTGAACAACGTCTTGTATTTGGTGACAATGAAATTATACTGCATGTATCCGAGAAAGTTTCTGCCGCATATACTGCCAACTGGGATCAGGGAGATCTCGGTGGTATAGTTGGTGCATTGGCAGCAGGTCAAATGAATTTCTCTGCAGGCGAACTCTCAGATTATGCAATGAGAAAGGCATCCAAACTTGCAGGATTGACTGGATTCCAGGGGTTGCAAAATGTGGTTGAGGCAACTTCCAAGAAAGTTGAAAACCCATATAAAGAACAATTGTTCCGTTCCATGGGATTCAGAAAATTCCTATTTGATTATAGATTTTCTCCGAGAAACAGAGACGAGGCAGTGCAGATTTTTGGCGAACCAAATTCACCAAAAGAAGGCATTATCCCAACGTTTCTTAGACATATGCATCCAACAAAAAGTAAATCTGGATTATTTTTATCATACCCATCAGAATTTTTGATTATTTACTATCACAATGGTGAAGAAAATAAATTTGTGAGAAAAATATCAAACTGCGCATTGACTAACATGGCAATTGATTATGGCGCAGAAGGATATACTACATTTTCCGATGGTATGCCAACCGAAGCGACAATTCGTTTAGAGTTTACAGAACTCGAAACTCTGACTGCCGATAGAATTGAGAAAGGATTCTAATGTTATTTACATTATATCCATCGTTGCTAGTAACTTTGCCAAATGGCGAAACGAAAACAATAACTGACATCTTCAGAAGAGTTTCTGTTGATATGTTCTCCAACAACTATGCTATTCTGCAGGAAGTTACCATTCCTGATGGGTTTACTCCTGAGCACGTTGCAGATAAATTTTATGGACGAGCAGACTATCATTGGATCATTCTAGTTATGAATGAGATTGTTGATGTGAGAAAAGAATGGCCTATGTTTGATGCCGACCTCATTGAATATGCAAAAAAGAAATATGGACCAACGGGAATCTACGAGGTACACCATTACAGAACTACAGATGGCGATAAATTAATTGTAGATTATGACGCAGCAGATTTGGCAAATGGTGTCATTGAGGCAATAACAAATCTCCAACATGAAGAAGAACTGAATTATGCAAAGAGAGAAATTAAAATTCTTAGACCTGAATTTTTGGCAGAATTTATATCATCATACACAAATCTTGTTAGATAAAAATGACTGAAACAACTACACCTAAAGATAATAAACCAAGAGATCTAAAAGACCTCGTTCGTCCAGGAGATGTCTTAATACACAAAGTTGAAATGACAACTTTGTCGAACGAAACACTTGACTTAAAACCGTTCGTTGTGGAGATTAACGTTTTTGAAGATATGTTTTCGCCTTCTCTTACTGGAAATATTGTCATAAGAGATTCCTTGAATCTTATTGGGCAATTACCATTAGTCGGTGATGAAGTCGTAACTCTAGATATCGTAACTCCTGGATTCGCAGAACCAGATGCTAAAGATGCAATAAACAAGATTCAAAAATCGTTTTCTGTTTACGCGATTAAAAATCGCCAACTAAATGCAGACAGAGAACAATTCTATACGATACATTTTTGTTCGATGGAAGCATCATTAGACAATGTTGCCAAAGTATCTAGAAAATTCGAAGGGTCGACAGATGAAATCGCCCTGCAAGTTTATGAAGAATTTTTTCAGATTCCCAGAATTTTTAGTTCGAAGACTTCTATGGATTCGCCAGAAGGCGATAAATCTGAAAACCCTAATACAACTAGCGAAGATACAAATAAAAAGTATACCCCACTATTTATTTCAGACACTCCCCACACTTCTCGCATTGCATTTGTTTCGCCAATGTGGAGTCCAATGAAAATTCTAAATTGGTTGGCTAAACGATCGCTTGGTTCGAAGCACGACTCGCCGACTTTCTTGTTCTACGAAACAACTAAGGCATTTTATTTCGCATCGATCGAAGCATTGATTGACGTGCAAATGACAAATAATTTGATTTATTCCGATTTTATCTATAACACACAATTGAATGATACAAGGCAATCAAATTCACTGAGTCAAGGATACGCTACAGTCAAGGATATGAAATTCTTGTCACAATTAGATGTTCTTAAATCCCAAGATTTGGGACATTTTGTGAACAGCGTATATACTTTTGATTTAATCAAAAAAGAACACAAACATTGGGTTTATGATCATGGGTTTCAATTCGATGAGTATAAGCACTTAGAAACATACAAATATGCTCCAGGTAAAGAAAATAAATATATTGAAGACGAGACTAAGAAGTATCATTCGCTGTTCCCGATCAATGTGATGCGGTCATATAACACCAAGAATTTTCTAGCAACTGTTAATCCTGGAGTGTTGGATAGCACTCAAACTTCAGTCGATCTTGCTCCTGAAGATTTTATTGGGCAGAGAAATAGTGCGTTAATGGACATGTCAACTATGAAAATTTCAATTGACGTTCCTGGTAGAACAGATTGTGAGGCAGGAAAAATTGTGAGATTTTTTTATCCATCCGTAACTCCTAAGTCTGAAGACACGGCAGAAACATCCAGAGTATTGTGGGATCCTCTTGTCAGCGGATTCTTTATGATAACAGCAATTCACCATCATATTACTCCTTTCCACCATAATATGATTTTGGAACTTTCAAAAGATTCTTATGCGAATGCGCTTCTCGATATTACCGAAACGGAAACAACAGGAGAAGACGCAGGATCGAAACCTCAAACTTCATCCCCAACAAACACCCAAGATCCCAATGCTACACCTCCTACCAACAAACCAGTTGGTAAGGGATCGTTTATTGGTGACAGTATTGCAGTTGGACTTGGTGGATCTGCAAAAGATGCAACAACAAACGCAACTGTTGGGTGGAATACGGATAAGATTAAACAGAATTATTCTTCAAAGGGTGGTTCTGATTATACTGTTATCTCAATGGGATCAAATGATAAGGGTTACCCGAATGCTAAAACCACAGATAATGCAACAGCGTTGAGAGAGTCAATCAAGGCACAATCTAAGAAAGTTGTTTGGATTCTTCCATATGATAGAACCTTGGCACAAAAGATTCAAAGTGTTGCATCTAAATATGGTGATAAGACAGTCGATTTAAAAGAATTCCCGAGCGGCGATGGACTTCATCCTAAGAGTTATCCTGCAGTCTTGAAACGTGTTAATCAAATAGTGGCGAGTTAATTATGGACAATTTTACTTCTAACAACAATGCAAATTTTTATTGGTGGTTCGGCGTAGTCGAAGATCGTGACGATCCGCTTCGACTCGGTCGGTGTAAAATAAGAATTCTTGGATATCATACAGATGACAAAGAAGAACTACCTTCCGAGGATTTACCTTGGGCGATTCCAGTTATGCCTGCCAATTCAGCAGGAACTTCTGGTGTTGGTTGGTCTCCAACTGGTGCAGTTGAAGGATCTTGGTGCGTAGGTTTCTTCGCTGATGGTGAAGATGGGCAGCATCCCATGTTCTTTGGAACCGTCGGTGCAATTCCTGGAGGTCTTCGCGGAACTGGATGTGATGATGGTGGAACAGGTGATGGATCTGGACAATCTGGTGATAGTGCAACATCAAGTCCAGGAGATATTCAAGAACCTGCTGGTAATGCCAAAGACGCTGAAGAATATCTGGAGAACTTACTGGAAGCGAATAAAGGTAACTTCAAAAATTGGAGCATGACTGCAAAGGCAGCAATCATGGCACAATGTTATGTCGAAACTGGTGGGTTTAAATGGTTTACCGAAATTGGGAAAAATGCAGGACAGCAATACGAGGGTCGCAAGGATCTTGGTAACACGCAACCTGGAGATGGTCAAAAGTATAAGGGTAGGGGTTATATACAGTTGACTGGAAGAGCTAACTATGCGGGATTTGGTGCATTCATGGGCGTTGGTAACAAGTATGTAGATAATCCAGATTTAGTTGCACCAAAAGAATTGGGAGGGAAAGTCGTTCTCTATTGGTTTACTGCTTATGGTAAGTTACCTAAAGGTGCATATGCTGGAGGTATCGCGCATAGAATTGATAAGGGTAATAAATGGCATGATTGTGCCAAAGTTACATTGTCTGTTAACGGCGGAGACAATGGACTGTCCAAACGAAAAGAAGCATTTGAAAAATATAAAAAGAAATACGGGGCATAAAAATGGCATATCTAGTTACTGAACAAGATATTGAACAAGCAATTACCAAAATTGGTAAAGAACTTGCGAGTGAGACTAATCCGAAGTCCGAATACAATTATCTTATTGTAAGAAAACAAATCGGTCCACTTTCTAGGAAAGAGATTGCCCAAATTCTAACAGAGTCTGCGATCGCGTTAGATAAAATCTATCCAGTTCCAGGCAGCAAACCACTACCAAATAAAGTGGATTCTCGTGGTAGATACGGTGCGTATCGCTTAACAATTCAGCAACTTGTAGATTCTGCATATATTGACAAAGAAGTCATTGCTTGGGCACAGGGCGGACTCAAACTTCACGGTGATGGTCCATATGAATCTGAGAGAAGATCTTCGTATGCAGATGAATCAATAAAGAAAAATGATACAGAATTAGATTTTGCTGCTCCAAGAACTGAGGAAAGAAATAATGTTCAGTATTATCTTCTGAACAATGAACCTCCGAGTTATATCAGACACCATAACGTCAGTAATCCGATTAGCAATTTCGTTCGAAATTCAATTGTTGATCAGAATACTTGGGCGTATAATTATCTAGAATTCGCATACAAACTTTTCCTCACAGCAAGAATTCTTGATGAAGACGATTTGATCTACGAGGAAGATGAAGAAAAGAGAAGAGAATCTGTTCGGTCATTAGCAGGTCTCTTAACAGTTGCATTGTGTGAAAGTTATGATGCTGCGACCAGTCTAGCAGCAGGCAGAGAAAAGATTAATACTGATGGAATTTCATCAAAGTATTGGTATTCTATTGGTTATAATGCGATTGCTGCAACGGCAAACGAGAAGAAACCGTTCCCAGAACCTGAACCAGTAAAGAGTCCAGATGTTACAGCAGTAACAAACGTTTCAAGTGAAGCAACATCAGAAACTCCAACCCCAGAAACTGCCTCTGCTCCTGCGAGCACAACAACAGATAACGGAACTCCAAACGCAGTTCCACAGAAGAGCGACACACCACCACCTGCTGCTTCACCAGAGCAAGTGGCAACTGCTGCACCACCAGAAAAACCCAAGGCATCTTCTGCTTCCTCGAGCGGTACTGGATATAAAATTGACTATCTCCTTGAAGGGACGACCTTTAGTGCCAGAGGTGTATTAGTTGGGACCAACAAACTTGTTTGTTCTGGGGCAGAATCAGATAGAAATTCTTTAAAAACTTCTCTGATTGATCAACTCGACAGACAACTTTCTAAAGCATCTTCTAAAACTAAATTAGAGAATCCATTAGAAGTCATAAAATCGGTTGGATCCATCAATTTATATTGGAGTGGAAACACTGGATCTGTTACAGTCAAAATTAATGGATTAAATATAAAGTCTATTACTGTTACAAACACAGATGGTTATCTTTCGAGCACAACAATCAGCAACTTAGTAGATGACCTTGCAGCATTAAAAGTTAGTATAACCGATCCCAAGGTTGCATTAACATACACTCAAATTATTAATTACTTTACTGGTGCCAGTGGATATAAAAAGGATATTGAATCCGTCAAAGAAGCGTATTCTACACAACAGCAAGGCGCAACTGAAGCAGAAGCATTAGAAGCACTGAAAAATGATATTAATAATAATTTCTTAGTAGTTACCGAACCACTAGAAAATCAAAAAAATATACCATCAACAGAAGCACAAGAAACTTCGAATGCTGATGGTACATCTTCAACCACTGTTACCACAGTGTATGAAGATGGAAGCAAAACAGTTGTTACAACAACCACAACAGCGGATGGAACGCTGACAACTGAAAAGACGGTTGTTCCTGTTGCACCTGCTGCCAATGTATCGCCACCAAAAGCAGGCGAAGATCTTGATCAAGTTCGCGATCCAGATAAAGGATCTCCTGCAATTGCTGCTGGTAGAAACAGTGAAGCGACTTTTAATGCTACAAATCAACCATCTAATTCGGATGTGATACCATCAGATCCATCTAAAGGATTCCAAGATCCAAACAATCAGTATCCAAAAAAAGAAAGCGTAAATAAACCTGACACAAATACATTAGCAGTTGGGATTAACTCTCCGAGTATAAATGCTGATCCAAGATCCCCTGCAGGTGATAGAAAATCAACCTCTCCAGGTGCTTCTCCTGCTGCAAGAAATGCATCTAGAAAACGTGAAGTAAAAACTGCGGGAAGAAACGGAACAACTTGGTCACAACCTGAATCACCGTACGCAGCGCAATACCCATACAATAAAGTATTTGGTGGAGAATCTGGGCACGCATTAGAAATCGACGATACTCCTGGCGCCGAGCGTTTAAACTTTGCGCATAGATCTGGAACATTCGATGAGATTGGACCAGACGGGACGAAAGTTACAAAGATTGTAGGAGATGGATATACTATCTACGACAATGATGGTTATATTCTTATCGAAGGTTCTGCAAACGTGCATCTTGCTGGAGCATGCAATGTCTATATTGCAGGCGACACAAATCTTACTATGCACGGTAAAGCATCAATTGATGTCCATAATGACTTAGATTTGAACGTTGGTGGACATATCGCTGTTTCAGCAGGTAAGGGCATATTTGTTCGCAACCAAGGTATTTTCTCTCTCGACAATGTCGGTGATATTGAGATGAGGAGCAAAGGTAAACTAACGCAAGAAGTTGTTGGTACTTATAATATTACAACAACTGGTGGATATAACATGACCTCAAAGGCAAATTCTAATGTCAAAATTTCAGGTATAAGTTATACGACATCCACTGGTGATATGAATTTCTGCACAGACGGTGTCTTCAAGGCAAAATCTGCAGGCGACATGAATATGTTGACTGCTGCTGTTATGAACCAAGAATCTGTGGGAGCATTCAATAACAAATCTGGCGCTGCTGTTAATGTTGAAGGTGCAGGAAATATCAATCTTAAGGCACCTCTTGTTGCGTCTTCACCTATTGATACACCAACTCTTGATGTTACAACTGCAAATGTCTCCACGCTGAATGCTGGTAGCACAAATCTTCGAGCAACTGGAACTGATACTGGTACCAATGGCGGAAGCACTCACGATCTTCCTATATCTGGTCCGACATCTGCTTCTGTAACTGCTCCTGCTTCCGCCACTTCTGCTGTTGAGGCAGATTGTGCATCGGTTGCTCCACTCTCGAAACCAGTTCCTCTCGAACTTCCAGTTTCTGTATCAAAGGGATCTGCACCAGCAAGTTCTGCAGGAGTAGGTGCTAGTAATACAAGTAATCGCGGTGGAGGCGGAGGGGGTGACTCGAACGTCGCAACAGACGGTGGTGAACTTGATTCAGAAGGTACAAACAGTGACCACAGTTCTGCTGATTGTGCTCAAGGAGAAGGTAATCAATCAACGGATGGTTCGACCGAAAATGGAGTAGATCCGTCAAATTCATCTGGTGGTTCCGAGGCCGCAGGTCCATTCCAATCTAAACCTCCTGCTGCATGTGGAGGCGCGAATAGTGGGTTGCCTGCAATTCCAGCAATGAATCCGAAACGTCCTGACATGTCGTTTAAGTTGTCGCCAAACTATACATTAAAAGAGTTTATGCAAACAGTGGAATCCAAATCTAGCAGCATTGTTCCATTTGGTAGGTGGGGAACTGTTGACATTCTGGCAAATATGAGATGCATTTTGGTCAACGTTGTTGAACCTGCTAGAAAACAATTTCCTGGTCTCATCATAAATTCAGGATATAGACAATACAGCGGCAATACTTCTGCGCATCCGATTGGAGCAGCAGTAGATCTTAGAATTCCAGGTAAAAAGGCTGATGGTCGAGCGCATATGCAATTAGCAGAATGGATTGCGCGAAACTGCCCAGGAATGGACCAAATCATATTTGAAAACGGTGGGCAGCCTAATTATTGGGTTCACGTTGGAGTTGTCAATCAACAAGGTGCAGTAAGAGGGCAAAAGTTTAGCATGGTGGGAAGTAACAGCAGCAAACCCAAAAGAGTAAATAAAGGGTTAAGTGCCTCTATGACTGGGTTTGTTATGACATGATCAAAAAACATTATAAATAGAATTATGACCACGAAAGCAATAAACAGAATCTATTCGGATATTGACCTAAACTTTTTGGCGCATCCAAATACGGGTGACGTTTCCAAGAAGTATGATGTTGATGCTGTCAAACAGGCATTAAAAACTTTGATCCTGACAAATTTTTATGAACGACCGTTTCAACCAAAATTGGGTTCTCCTGTTTATGGTATGTTGTTTGAGAATATAGATGTACCATCTGCCAATTCTTTAAAACTCAGACTAGAATTGCTGATCAGTCAGTATGAACCTCGAGTGAGAGCACAAGAAGTTACTGTGGTTCCTTTATATGATGAAAACTCATTCAGAGTATCAATATATTTCTATGTGGTGGGTGTTAGAGACCCAGTGACATTTTCAACAATATTAAAGAGAACTCGATAATGGCGCAATTAGAAGTAACAGAATTAGATTTTGAAACGATTAAACAAAATCTAAAAACCTTTCTTTCTTCGCAAGAAGAATTTGCAGACTACAACTTCGAGGCATCAGGTCTTTCTGTTCTTGTAGACATTCTCGCATATAACACTCACTATAACGGAACTCTTGCACACTTTCTTGCAAACGAAATGTTTCTTGATAGTGCAGTCAAACGAAATTCAGTTGTATCTATTGCAAAGACTCTTGGTTATACTCCAACCTCTAGAAGAGCAGCAGTTGCAAACGTAACATTTGAAATAGATCCACCAGATTCTTACACCAATACAGGGTTGACTATTTCAAGGGACTCACCATTTACCGCAAAAATTGGAAATAAAACATATACGTTTTATCCAAGAGAAGATTATTATTCAGGATTGGTAACTCTGGAAACGGGGCAAACAGGGTTTAGTTATACTATGGATCTGATTGAAGGAAAGAGAGTTTCCAATAGATTCGTAGTTGATCTTTCTAATAAATCTGGACCATTCGTTCTTCCTAATCAGAATATTGACACAACAACTATTCGCGTCAGAGTGCAAGAATCTTCAACAAACATCACTACAAGTTCTTGGAATTTTTATGATGAGATTCTTGATGTCACTTCAACAACTAGAGGGTTCTTTGTTGAAGAAGGTCCAGCTGGTCTATATGAAGTAAGATTCGGAGACGATATTATTGGCGCATCACTTGCGGTTGGTAATATTGTTAACATTGACTACATCGTAACTAATGGTTTATCGGCAAACAATATTTCTTCATTCACTGCATCTGGTAATTTTACTGGATCGGGGGAAATAAAGAACATCTATCCCATCAATTCATCAACTGGCGGACAGGAAAAGCAATCAATTGACAGCGTTCGTTTTAATGCGCCAAAGTTTAATGCAACTAAAAATCGTGCTGTCACCTCTAATGATTACGAAGCACTTATTAAATCCAGATTTAGTAATATCAATTCACTAACAGTTTGGGGTGGTGAAGAAAATATTCCGCCAATTTATGGTAAAGTGTTTATTTCAATTCAACCTCAACCAGGATCTATTGTATCACAAGCAGATAAAGATATTATTAGTAGAGATATTATTCGTCCGAGAAGCGTGGTTTCAATCCAACCAGAATATGTTGATCCAATAACAACGTATATTGGATTGAACATCACTGCAAATTACGATAAGAATATAACTACGTTGACCTCATCGAGAATCGAATCGGAAATTAGAACGGTCGTAAATAATTTCTTTTCTAGTAACTTGAATAAACTCCAAAAGAATTTTTATTATTCTAAGTTGAGTTCTGCGGTGACGAGCACAACAAAGTCAATCTATTCCAATAACATACAACTTAGTGTGCACAGAAGACTTCCTGTGATCATTGGTGTCGCTGAGCAATATGAAGTATATTTCAATTTCGAACTTGAAAATGGAGCGTTCAGAACAACAAACTTTACAACAACAATTACTGGAGCGCCGTACGAAGTTTATATAACTGACGGAAATGTGGGTACGAGGGAAGAACTTGGATCACTAGTAATGAGACGGGTTTCTGATGATGCCATAATACTGTCAGATGTTGGATCTATTGACTATATCAACGGCGTGGTAACAATTCCACAGTTAGCAATTGATACACTAAGTGGCACTGAAAACGAATTAAGGTTTTATGTCGAACCTTATGGATACTCTCCCGATATTTTGACTTCAGGATTTATTTCTACAACTGCACTGTCGACGGGACCAGTCTTTCCATTTGCTGCAAGAAACACTGTGTTGGCGCTGGATGATACAAGTGCCGCCAATGCTGCTGCTAATATTCCACAAGGATTAACAATAACTGCAATTGCTAATGTGCAAGACTGATAGATGACTATACCTTCATACTATAAGAAAGTCGCGAGTATATCGGTAACTGAGGGTGGTTCAGGATATACATCTGCGCCTACAGTAGTTATTGGCGGTAATGCCACTGCAACAGCGACTATTTCTAATGGTAAAGTTACTGCTGTAACTGTAACTAATTCAGGTTATGATTATACCAGTCCCCCAGCAATAACATTTTCAGGTGGTAGTGGATCTGGTGCCGCAGCGACTGCGAACATGGTATACATTGATAATGAATATAATGGATTTAAAGAATCATTAAGTCACTTAATTTCAAATCAATTACCAGATTTCGTTCGTAACGAATATCCAGTATTTGTATCCTTTCTTCAAAAATACTATGAGTTTTTGGACGAAGATAATCAAGTAAACAATATCCTTCTTAACCATGATAATAATTTTGATATCAACAGAACACTTGATACATTCATTCCAAAGTTTAAGAATCAATATGCACAGAACTTTCCGATTACTGCGCAAATAGATGATAGACGATTAATTAAATTCATCAAGCAGTTCTATGAATCAAAGGGTTCAGAGAAAGCAATAGAACTTCTCTTTAGAGTCTTATACAACGAACGCACAGAAATTTTCTATCCATCTGAACAGATTCTTCGTGCGTCTGATGGTATTTGGATTGAAGATGTAACATTAAAATTGGCAGTCGATTCATCGATCACAGCAAATCCGTTCGATCTAAGTAGTAAAACAGTTAGAATTACATACTATGAGAATGTCTCATCAGTAACATATGAAAGAACCGTGCAGACAAACATCAGCAACGTAACTAAATTTGCTTATGTTTTTCCTGCTGTGTATGAGTTGGTAACAAGTCTACCTAAAACTGCAACGATTCGAGTTCCAGGCGCTGGTGCGGTTGCCTCTGCACTTGTCGCAGGTGGACAGGTTCGGGCAATTGTTGGTGAGGCGTATACGCAATTCAATTCATCAACAGGCGTAAATGACTCCACGAATATAATTACAATAAACAGTCACGGTTATTCTACTGGTGATATTGTAATATATACTAGAGGCACAGGTCATGTTCTCGGTGGGTTGACAGAGTATACCACATATTATGTAATTGTTGTAAGTCCTAACCAAATAAAATTAGCATTAACTGCAAACAACGCAGCGCTCGGCACGGCGATTAATATTGCACCTGCTGATCCAGGAAATAACAGACTTTATGCTCCTGTTACTGACGGTGGTAATGGATACTTTGCAACACCAACTATCGAATTTACTTCACAAACGGGTGCTGGTGCAGCTGCAAGAGCAGTATTAACTGATACTGGGGAAATATCAAATATCATAGTTACTAATGGCGGTTCTGGGTATGCCACAGCACCTGCTGTTACGTTTTCCACAGAAGCAATAAGAACTAAAGTTGAGATTGTTTCTGGGACGACTGTCACACAATATGGTTATATTGTTCGCCAATTAGCAACGGTTGATGTCATTGACTGTGACGGAACACCACCATGTGGGTTTACAGTCGGCGACATTTTCTCTATTGATGAATCTGGTTCAGTAGGTTCATATACTATAGAATTTGAAAATGAAACTCTAGAATATTTTCTTAACAAATATAATGAAACTGACACTGGGTTAAATCCGTATACTCTCGTAGGTAGAGACAACAAGGCGTCTATTAGAATAGATGCAGTTGATGGTGATGGTTGCCCAACTGCAGTTAGTATTTTCGATACAGGTTTTGACTTTGAGCGCGAAACATTCACTGCGATAATTGAATCGGCACTAGGGTGTACTGCCACGTTGCAATTTACTACTGGTGCAGTTAATACCAAGACGGGCAGATTTAGAGACTCCCGTGGTATGCTGTCGAATGTCAACAGACTACAAGACAACTTCTACTACCAGAACTATTCATATGTGATTCGCTCAAATGTTCCATCCAATAAATGGTTGGATATTGTAAAGAATACTACACACCCAGCAGGTACTGCTATCTTCGGTGAACTTACCATCGAGCAGACAGTTGACTTCAGTCAATTCATTACAACGCCAATACAACCTCTGCATATCTATGAGTTTGTTCTCGAAGAACTTTCTGCCTCAGGTGGTATTAATCGCAATAATGAATTCTATTTCGAAGTTGAGTTTATTAAGATTCTTACTGACTCTGCAACAGTAGCAGATGTAAATAGCAGTCATGTCTTCAAGGTATTGTCTGATGCTGCTACAGTAGCAGACATAACATCTCTTGACTTTACTGTTGGTATCTATGAAGACGAAGGCGATACAACAGAAACAACAGATGTATTCGATCGTGTTGTTCAATATGTCAGAGAAGTAAACGAAACAACAATTACTGCTGAAAATGCAATCACTGATTTCGATAAGATTCTACAAGAAACAATTTTCCTTCAAGATCCATATGCTGAAGATTTCTTCGACGAAAATTATGTTGCAGCAGATAGTACTGAATTTGATTTTGCAAAGGTTATTGCTGACGCAGCAAATACCTCAGAATCGCAAGCGTTTGTGATGAGCAAACCTCTTACAGATACGGCAACTAACTCAGATACATTCGCCAGAACTGTCGAGTATTATAGAACGTTTACAGAATCTGTGATCACACATGAATATACCGCTGCTGGTATAGAACGTCCATCGGGTGCTGACGAGTTTGATGTAGATGAGGCAAATGCAACTGAAACATCATTCAATCATCTGTATAAATATTTGGTTGATTCTGTTACGTCAACCGATACAGTTGGTGTAATTCCATATCTGGTTAAAACTGACAATGCAGGTGCCACTGAATTATTAATTGTGGCGAATGACTCTGCAACGATAGATTCTATCACTATTGCTGAACAATCGCTTATAAATACACTTAAAGGACTATTCGAAACAGTAACAGTCACCGAAGACGGTATTGTAAATACGCAAGACTATGTTGATGGCGACTTCGGTTCGGATTATGTTGGTCAAGTAACTTATTTTAACTAAGAAGAAGGTAAACTCAAATGAAACTAATCGAAAACGTAAAGGGTACTAAGGGCGAACTAAATATCGTTCTTCGCGACGCAGCAGGGAATGTTACACAAGAAGTAACTGTTCCTAACCTTGTTGTTAACACTGGTCTTGCTTATATTGCTTCGCGCATGAAGGATACTACTCTTTCTGCCATGTCACACATGGGTGTTGGCGAAGGCACAACAAACCCAGCAGCAGGTGATACTGCTCTTGAAACGCCACTCGGTGCACGTGTTGCTCTAACCTCAACAACTGTAACAGCAAACGCAATTGAATATGTCGCAACTTTTGGTGCTGGCGTAGGTACTGGTGCAGTTACTGAAGCAGGTATCTTCAATGCTCTGACCAGCGGAACAATGCTTTGCCGCACTGAATTTGCTGTCATCAACAAGGGTGCGTCAGACAGCATGACAATCACTTGGACGGTAACGATCTCGTAATATAAAATGGCACTTCTTCTACGATCAGCAGGTCGCACAGAAATAGCAAGAAGTCTGTATCGTGATATTTACAACGAGAACGACTTCTTCTATTTCTTTGTAGGCAGAACAACTGAGTGGGATGATGAAGAATCACCCGAACTTCCAGTTGATTCACCACGTTATGCAAACACCTCAAGTAGGAATATGCTGTTCGTAAAACGTATTCAGTCAAGTGATGCAGTTCTTATGATCCCAAGAATTAATTGGGTATCTGGGACTGTGTATGATCAGTATGACGACAAATATGGCGAACTGGATTCAACTGATACTGTAATTACTGCAAACAGTGGTGCGGCATCTCTAAAGGATTCATTATTTTATGTGTTGACTGATGATGATCATGTTTATAAATGTATCTTCAACAATGACAACGCCGACAGCACCGTAAAACCAACAGGGACTTCTACCTCTGCCATTGAAACTGCGGATGGATATATCTGGAAATTTATGTTTAAGGTTGAGGCGTCGGATAAAATTAAATTCTTGACACCTGAATATATTCCAGTAAGAAAAATTGCAGGATCTGGTGATCCTGAGTTTGATGTCAATGGTAGAATCGATACTATTACTATCACTAATACTGGTTCGTCATATGAAACTGCACCAACAGTTATCATAAATGGTGATGGTACTGGTGCAGTTGCAACTGCATCTGTTTCTGGGGGAGTTCTTACTTCTATTTCGCTAACTGCTCCTGGAGAAGGATATAGTTTTGCGTATATTACATTCTCTGGTGGCGGTGGTTCTGGTGCTGCAGCATCTGTTTCTTTGGGCGCCACGGAATCCGGAACTGTCCAAGAAGATGTAGAAAACGCAGCAATTCCAGGAACAATTGACAGACTAGAAATTATTTCTGGTGGTATCGATTATGTTGATGGAGATGCAGCAGTAGCAATTGTTGGTGATGGTTCTGGCGCAGAAGCAATTCTAGATATTGATCCAGATGATGGATCTATTCTGTCAGTTACAATAACCAACCGAGGATCGGGTTATACTTTTGCAGATGTTACTATTACTGGTGCTGAAGGTGCTGGCGCAGAACTTATTGCAGTAATCTCACCAAGAGCAGGTCACGGTGCAAATGCACAGAAAGAATTGTTTGCAACGAATGTCGGATTTTCAGTAAACCTTACTAATGATAATGCCGACTTGTTCTTGAATAACGATTTCAGACAAATCGGCGTAATAAAAAATCCATTAATTTTTAATAGTAATAATAATTTTGATGATACCACTGGAACCTGTTGCTACGTTATTCAAGTTTTAGATCCACAGAACTATGCTCTGGATGACGTTATTACTACTGATAGTGGTGGTAGGTTTATTGTAATACAAAAAGTTGATGCTGATGGAGATGGTACAGATGATAGCATTTATCTCTTACCGATAATTCCTATCATTACTACATCAAGTGTATTAACCAATACTACACAATCGATCCCAAATTTGGTAATAAATACAGATGTAAGTGGTGAAACTGTGGCACTAGCAACTCCAGAAATAGATAATACGACTGGTGAAATTATCTATCTGGACAATAGAGAATTTATCGTGCGCCAACAAGACCAAGTAGAAAAAATTAGAGCAATTCTAAAATTTTAAGAGAGACATAAAATATGGCACTGAATTTAAATGTATCTCCATACTATGATGACTTTGATGATACTAAAAATTTCAATCGAGTTCTGTTTAGACCTGGATATGCAGTACAGGCACGCGAACTAACACAACTTCAAACTCTGTTGCAATCGCAAATCGGTAAGTTTGGTGACCATATTTTCAAGAATGGTTCGGTTGTCAAAGGTTGTGAATTTAAACTAGATTCTGAGAGAGCATTTGTTAAAATCGCAGATGCAGGTGTAGAAAATAATCTATTAGTAAATTATGTTGGAGACACTGTAACTGGTGCAACAACAGGAATTACTGCGGTAATCATAGACACTGCGACTGGTACTGAAGCAGAATCTCCAAATCTAAAAACATTGTATCTTCGCTATACTGGTGGTGATGGTGAATCTACCGCAGTCCACTTTTCTGGAGGTGAAACTCTTACTGTAACTTCTACGAATACAGGCAGAAACGGCGATACATTTGTTGTTGATAGCACATATGATGAAGCAGAACCAATCAACAGTTACTGGGGTCTTTCTTCTGCCTTAACCGTTGAAGATGGTATTGTCTATCTTGATGGTAAATTCGTAAACCATACAACACAAACAATCATACTTTCTAAATACTCAAAATATCCGACATTAAAAGTTGGGTTTGAAATTGTAGAAAGCACAATTTCTCCAGAAGATGATCAAACTCTTCTCGATCCAGCACAAGGATCCTTCAACTATGCTGCTCCTGGAGCAGATAGATACCAAGTCTCAACTACACTCGTTGCGTATGAACCAACTGACACCATACCATCTACGTTCAATCAACTAGTTGATATTGTCTCAGGTAGCGTT